CAGATATAGGCCGGACTTCCAAGAACACGGATAACATCTTTCCCAACATTCATTCTCCGGCTTTCCGCCGGAATTGTCACTCGCAGGTTCATAACTCGCCCAGAATTCATGTCGGCATTCCTCTCTCAGCAATCTCATTGCCCGATTGTTGTACGTTTTCAAGCTGTCCCGGTAAATCTGGCGAAGGTATATAAGCCCCACAAGAACTCAATCACTTTTGAACCAAATTGAGTTTTGTGGGGCTTTTTATCTCTACGTTTTATACAGCCTGCAACGGGGTATTTTCCATTATCTTCTTAAACTGTTCGACTGTCATATTGGCTTTTTCTGCAGCGCGCTCTGGCTTCAAATCTCCCTCTCGGACGAGCTGCACAAGCATTCCTATCTCCCCAATACTAATGCCCTCTCTCCGGCCTTCTTCTCTTCCCTCGGCCTTAACACCTTGACTAAGATTGCACATAATAAGCACCTCTCTTTCCAGTTCTTCGCTCATTGCAACGCCAAACTCTTCTTCGAGAATTTTCTTTTTCTCCGTAGCTGCTCTTGACGAAGAAAGCAGCACATCCAGAAACTTCAAAATACCCGTATAGTTTTCTGCATCAGGTTTTCCGAGACAGATCGTTACCACACTCATCAGATCATAATTTTCTGATTTCTCAGTAGCGTTTCCAATCAACCGTTCTGGCCGAATCGAATATCTCGTAAGCGTATTCTGAAATTCATCAGATGGTTTTGTACAAACCCATATAGAATACACTTTTCGGATTTTTCCATACTCCGATTTTTTGAATATCGGCCCATGCTGTGCAGAGATCATTCTGCTACAATAATAGATTGCACGTTTTGTCAGCGGGTATCCCGGATTGAATGCAGTCTGTGCTTCCACGTTGATAATAAGGCGAATCACATCCTGCTGTGCTGCATCATTCGCTGTGGCCGGAGCAATCGCATCAAAGCGAACATCATAACGCACCGTTCCCTCCGTCAGCGTAGAATCCTCATTATTGCTTCCAGTTATTATTTCGGGAGCCTTCGGAGGTCTATTTGTATCATCAACGTGAACACCAACCGTGCCAACCTCTGGAGTTCCCTCGATATACTTTTCAGCAATTTCGTCTACGGAACATTCACTGTATTCATCTACGCAGCCCTTCATAATCTGCGCCAGGATCTGCTTGTTCGCCAGCAGCTTTTTGGCAGTCTTATCATAGTCCGAATCAAACTCCGTCTGAGTTATCGTGTGGGCAAGCTGATTTTCTACCGTGTTCTGCTTTTCCATCGGCATTCACTTCCTCGCAGTAGATTCAACAAGAGCGTATAAGCTCTTATTGTACTTTCATCTTACCATAAATCGCTCCTCATATCAAGCTGTACAACTCCTTCATAATCCTTAAATTTTTACGAACAGTTGTCCATAATATAACATTGTCGTTGATGTTATAACATTGCGCATCCCTGTATCTCAAGAAACCATTTTGTAATTCCACAAAGCGATCCAGAAATATTTCTTCCAACGCCTGTTTGCAGGGAACTCTCTGCATCCGGGGAACATCAGATGCTTCCATTACTCTGAATGTCTGTTGATTATGCTCTTTGCAGAACTGAACATAAGAATTTATATATGGTTCCGCTGCATCAAATGTCCACGAGATTTCTTTCTTCAACCTCAAGAATGCCGATAATGCACTGATACACCGTACATTGTTGAAGCTGATAGCTCCATTTCGTGCCGCCTTATCATCGGAGCAGAACACATACACCTGCTCGCCTTTCAGCAAAGAAAGTAACTGTAACAAAACATACGACTTTATTTCGCCCAAGCTGTTATGTTTTCCAATCTCATCATCCGCTTTTTGAAGAGTTTCCAAATAATCCTGTTTCGTAGAGGTCACAATATCAAAATTTTCAAGCGTTTGATAGTGTTCTTTGAAATACGATTTTGAAAAAGCATCGCAAGCGTCCTTCAACATCAACGTATATGTGCTACAAGCGAAATCGCCGCGAATCTTTACAAGTTCATTCAGAACTTCTTCATCTGTATAACACTGTATTTTTTGTTCGCTGATTTTGTGTTGTAACCAACCAATCGCCTGCTGATTATGACGGCTCAGTTCTTTGATGATTTGGCTATGACAGAAAAAGCAGTAACCTGGCATTTCCACGACAAGATCTGAAAGACTTTTTTCGGTGTTTCCTTGAATGAAATGAGTTTTTGAAATAAAGTCCGTGTCCAGCAAGGCATATTTTTCCATCTTCATTGGACACCTCTCAATCCATACCAAGCTCTTTTTTCAGTTCAGAGATGTATTTCCAATCTTCCTTTTCTCTGCTCTCTGTCAAATAGTCATGCTCAGTATTATAATCTGCTTTTTCTAAAAGTGTCCCGAAAGATTCTGTCCCCGATCCATCAAGCTGCCAACGCTTTGCTTTTCCGGTCAGTTCTACCCTTTTTTCCACATCTTCCGCTGTAACACAAAAAAGTTCTTCTGCCTTGTGCCGTTTGATACAGTTGCTCTCATACAATCTCAGCACGGTTGCTTTGTAAGGAATCGCAAACATATCCATCAAGGACAGCACAGAATCCGTATCCATATCATCTTTATCTATGCCAAACAGGTTGATTTGATTCGATAAAAGCTGATCCGGCATCAGGAGCAATCCTGCAAATGCGTTTGCCTCTACATCTTCCTGTGTCTTTCCTGTCTCATTCACCGTATCAGAATCCAGCATCGAGCCATTTTTTATATAACTTTGGTCAGCATCTTCGACATAGCAATAAATGTGGTATAGTTCATGTGCTGCCGCAAAGAACTGTTTGCATAACGCCAGCTCTGAATTAACACATACAAAAATCGTTCCGTTTTTCAGGAACGTCATTGCCCATAGTTCTTCATCATGGATAGGAAATCTCAAAATTTCCAAAGGGATTTCCTTTTTCCGTGCATAATTTTCTATTACAGCAAAAATATTGTCTTTCACAATAGAATTTCCGCAGTAGATTGTTGCAAACTGCCGTGTCAACTCATTCAGGTGTTCGAACTTGTGCGGCTGGGTTTCAAACAAGCTGTTTTCTAAAACACCTTTCATTCGTTATCCTCCCATGGTTGTTCCATTCTTTTTCCGTTCTCATACACTTTTGTATGGAAAAGGATCATATCTGAAAGTTCATCTGCAATCTGGATTCCTCTTCGTGCTTCCGGTGTCTTAACCCGCCCCATGAAAGCATGGATAACATTTGTGTCTACCGGATGTTCCGGCATTTTCATGAGGGTTTCCATCGGAACATGTAGGTATTCCGAAATTTTATGAAGCTCAATCGCATTGATTGCTCTTGCTCCATTCATAATTTTGCTCATAGTCTGCCGGGATACTCCGATTCCTTCTGCCAGATCAATTTGTTTCTTGTTTTCCTTTTTCAGTTGATTCTGAATATTGTTCGCAATCATCATGTTTACATCCAGCATTCAAATCCCTCCTTTGGTGTACTTTCATTATATGCTTATTCTGCATTGTTGTCAACATTAGAGAGATTTATATATTAAATCTTTTACATTTTGTTGCCAAAGTGGAAACAAGTCCTATTCCAGAGATTGTAATATCCCCAGAATAGGACTTTTCATTACTTCCTGTTCCGTTCTATATCAGTCGATTGTTCCTGCATCTGCCCGCTCTTTTGTTTTTCCCGTGCCATCTGCCGGATTCGCAATTTATCAAGAACGGATTCTCGTCCATTGATTATGCGAGGCTTCGGGAGATTGTTGGCACAGCCATCTAACACAAGACGAATTAGCAAAATTTATCTGATTTTTATTGCTCTCAACAATAGCCTCAATCAGGTTTTCCGGCACATCTGCATAATTTGCCAGCAGCTGCTTCGTATCTTTCGGCAGGCAGTAACCGCCGCCCGATGTCAAGTCTTGGACAACTTTTTTCACAAATAAATTTGAAAAATCGCAAAAAAATAAGCCCTACAAGGTTTTCAGTCGGTTCCGAACCGATCTGAGCCTTGTAGGGCTTAACTGTTTTCTCTATATGATTTTATCTTAGACTGCCTGCAGTGGAGTGTTTTCCATCACTTTCTTAAACTGCTCCACTGTCATTTTTGCCTTTTCAGCGGCACGTTCCATTTTTAAATCGCCGTCTCGAACAAGCTGCACCAGCATCCGCATCTCACCAATGCTAATGCCTTCTTCTCTGCCTTCGGCCTTTACGCCCTGACTAAGGTTGCACATAACAAGCACCTCTCTTTCCAGATCTTCGTTCATTGCAACGCCAAATTCTTCTTCAAGAATTTTCTTTTTCTCAGTAGCTGCTCTGGATGAAGAGAGCAGCACATCCATAAATTTCACAATACCTGTATAGTTTTCTGTACCCGACTCTCCCAGACAAATCGTTACAACGCTCATCAAATCATAGTTTTCTGATTTTTCAACAGCATTTCCAATCAACTGCTCTGGCCGAATGGAATAACGAATCAGAGTATTCTGAAACTCTTTAGTTGGATGTGTACAAACCCAGATAGAGTACACTTTTCGGATTTTCCCATACTCTGAGTTCGTGAATATCGGGCCGTGCTGTGCAGAGATCATTCTGCTGCAATAATAGATTGCACGCTTCGTCAAAGGGTACCCCGGATTAAAAGCGGTCTGCGCTTCTACATTGATAATAAGACGTATCACATCTTTCTGTTCAGCAGAACCTTCTGATGCTGGTGCGATTGCATCGAACCGAACATCATAATTGATGGTTCCCTCAGTCAGCGTAGAATCCTCATTATTGCTACCAGCAATTACGTCAGAAGTTTTCTTGGGTCTGTTTGTATCGTCAACATGAACGCCAACTGTACCCACTTCTGGAGTTCCTTCGATATACTTCTCTGCAATTTCGTCTACGGAGCAGGCACTGTACTCATTCACGCAGTTCTTCATAATCTGCGCCAGAATCTGTTTGTTGGCCAGCAGCTTCTTGGCAGCCTTATCATAACTCAAATCGTATTCCGTCTGCGTTATCGCATGAGCAAGCTGATTTTCCATCGGCATTCACTTCCTTACAGCAGGGTCAACAGGAGCATATACTATCCCTATTGTGCTTTCATCTTACCATAAAACACCTTGCATATCAAGCAGGCAGATGTAAACTTTTCAGCATAGATTTGTCCATATTGCCCATTCTGATTTGAATTCAGGCCAGCAAAATATTTCAATAGTGCCACACCTGTATTCCAGATTTTTCCGTCTTTTCTAACATTCCCGTTCATCTTTTTCAAGCGATATGATAACTGCGTTTTTCTCAGCTTCATACCTTCCCTTAAACTGATAGTCTTTCCCTGCAGCAAGACCATTTGCCTCTAATAACGCCTGGACGAACTGTACTCCATTGATCCTCATCCGGCACTGTCCGTCGGTCAGCAGCCTGTCCGGGACCTTAAAGGACATTGGATGTTCGGCAGCACATGGCGTAATTGCAATAGACTGCCGATCTTTCCTCTGCAAAATGCAAATATAGGCCGGACTTCCAAGAATACGGATAACATCTTTCCCCACATTCATTCTCCGACTTTCCGCCGGAATCGTCACCAGCAAATTCATAATTCGCTCAGAACTCATGTTGGCATTCCTCTCTCAGCAATCTCACCGCTCTGCTGTTCTATGCTTTCAGACTGTTTTGCTAAATCCGGCAGTAATATATTTTCAGAGATTTCGCTTTCTTGGGACATCGACTCTTTTGAAAATGAATCTTCCTCCCGTACTGGCTCATCCAATACTGCTGACCCCTGATATCCAATAAAATCCTCAAACATGTTCATCTGATGATCTGCAATGTAGTCATTATAAGATTTTCCGATGCGATTCCTATAAGTATCCGGGAAGAATTTCATCTGTTTTTTCTTCATTTCGCCAGTAAGCGGGTCCGCATATTCCTGTGGCTTCGGTGTGAACATGATTGCTTCTTCCAGATCGAACAACATACAAAGGCCCTGATCTGAATTAGCCACTCGTCCAAGCACTTTATAACGGCATTCCCGATTCCAGTTCATGAGCCTGAAGATATTTTCTACAAATTCCAATGATGTAATATCCTTATTCACCCAGTTTTCGCCTTTCTGTCGTGCCCATTCAACAGACGCGCTGTCCTCTTCCGGGCACATAATCAACGCAAGCCGCTTCTTATTAGGGTGCAAAATCGGAAGGACATACTTGATTCCTTCAAAAAGCCGAATGCATGCCATATTAAATTTCATAACACCATATTTTATGCTCACTGCAGGTTTATTCAGCATGGAAAACTGGGTGCGCGGCGGAAGTTCATAGCCATCGAACTTTTCGTACTCCAGTTCTCTTTTATGTTCTTTCCGTATCTGTGCAAGTTCACGAATCAAGGAGATTTCCCGAACGCTCAGTTCCTGCGCCCTGCTTTTTTCTTCCATTCTATAAGTTCCTCCTACATCGACATCAAAAGATCATCCAGTTCACGTTGAACTTCATTTTTGCTTGGAATTGCACCAATCATGGGATTTTCTACGACTTGGCCAGATTCCATCACATCATTAACTGTAATGCTCTGAACCCATTTACTCCGATATAACCGGCATTTCAGATTCATCGAACAATTTTCTTGTTCATACTGATTTCTCCCAGTCAAAATCCGGGACTCATCTAATTCAAAAATCAGAAATTTTGCATTTCCCTGACCCCGGCAGATACCACGGCACTGGTAGCGGTAATTCATTTTCCAGTTCAACGTTTGAAAGACAAGCCCAGAAAATGCTCTGGCTGAAAAAACACTATGAACGTCATTGTCATCTCTCCAGTGCATCGCTGTTGAAAAGCCGTGATTGCTCTTTCGCAAAATCACGACCTGCAGAATCGGATGATAGAGCAGTTCCACATACTCGCAGTCGTCCAACCGGCTATGGCAGGCCTTGCTGAAACGGATTCCATTTTTAGAAATCGTCATAACCGGGCTACTCTGGTTGATAAAGCAAGTACCTGAAACCGTCATATATTCAGATTGAAGTGCCTTTCCCAGTGTTGCCCCAGCCCTCATCTCTGCTATATCGTTCAGTTTCATCACCTCTTCCGGCAGATAGGTGCTCAGGCAAAGGCTGCGGATACTTTCAGCATTGATGCCGCTCCAGTTCGGATGGATGCCCACAAAGCCTTTCAATGCTCCCTGCCGGATTACCACAATATCCTGCACCCCGCACTTTTTGCTGCTGGATGCCACAAGATGTGCAGCTCGTGCGATTTCTGGGGAAACAATCGCTTCGTGATGTTCCGGGACATAGGCAGAGCAGCGATTGCCGTTATTCTTCGTGACCTTGCCCAGTTTGTAATCTACCACAATGCTCTTCCTAGCTTCCAGATCACCCCAGCGGCGTTCATTTTTCATGATGTTTGCCACCATCATGCCGTTCCACTCCTGCCTACCGCGCAGGGTGCTGCGCTTTTTCTGTGTCAGCACTGCCGCGATCTGATCGTAGTTATAGCCCTGGATAAACGCCAGAAAAATAAACCGCACCGTCTTTGCTTCTTCCGGCTCAATTACCAACCGTCCATCCTTCGTATGCCGATATCCCATCAGGTCGGCCACCGGGTACTGGCCTGTCATAATACGCTGGTCATACGAAAGGATCATCCGGCGACTCTTGTTGCCCGATTCCCAATCTGCCAGAAGTGCTTGAATGTCCAAACTATATTGGCTGCTTGGATTCAGCGTGTAGATGTTTTCAGTTTCAAAGTACACGCCAATGGGATGTGCCGGGTGCATGGTTTTCAATGCTGCAATCTGCGTCATACAATCCGAAAAATTTCGCGCAAACCGCGAAATGCTGGCACAGATAATCAAGTCCATCTTCTGGTCTTTGGCATCTCGCATCATGCGCTTAAACGCATCCCGTTTCCGCAGTGAAGTACCCGATTTTCCTTCATCGCTGTAAATATCCTGCAAATTCCAGTTTTCCGTTTCTGCAATCTTTTTGGTGTAATATAGAGTCTGGTTTTCAATGGAAGAAATCTGTTCTTCGCTGGAAGTGCTGACACGGGCATAAACCGCCACACGCTTCAGGTCGCTGTCGTAAATCGACGGTGTCGGTTTCGCCGGACGAAAGTAATCTTTTGCCGTTTTCTGCCCCTGTTCTGTCTGCTTATGGATTCTGTCACGAATCTCTGCTTTTCGCCTTTCAGATTCCAGATGTCGGCTCTGCCAGTCTGCCCCACTCGGCAGCACTTCAAGGTTTTCTACCGGAATACACTCTACGTCTTTTGGATTATACTGTCCTTCCACGTTCATTTTTTTCAGCCTTTGTCATTTCATGTTCCAGTCGGATTCTCCACTCAAGATAATCTTTCCTTCGGATCGATGTATATTTTTCAGCCAAATCTTTCAGGCTCTGCCGCTGGTTATCAACGTCAAGAATGGTGTCGATTCTCTGGTCATCATCGTCTGTAACAATATCCACTCGCATCGGCAAGTCAAACAGATATTTCAACAAAAAACAGAAATCACAGGTATTTGCTGCAAGATAGGCCCTTGTCTGCGAGAAAATCAGATTTATGGAACCATTTTTGCAATCTTTGAGCAGATGCACCATTTCCGGGCGTTTATAAATTTCCTTATTCCCTGTGATGTCAATATAAACACCAACCAGCTTTTTATCGCTATCAGTTTTAAACTTTTCAGCATAGTAGGAACTGTGATAGGCTACTGCTGCATCCTTAGAGCGCTCCCACAATTTTGCAAGTTTCACATAGCCGCCAACTTTATACCTGTGGTCCATTCACAGCACCTTCTTCCGGCTGAACACTCCAATACCATCTCCGCTTTTTCTGGTAGCAGTGGATTCCCATTTCTGTTTTTACCATCCGTGCCACTCGTTTGCTGACACCCTCATTGTCCAGACGGCAATAAATTTCATTCGCGCTCATATCGCCTTTTTCAAGAAAATGCTTAATCCAATAGACCGCTTTTTGCTGTTCCGATTCAAATTCGGGTTTTCTATCTGGTTTCTGATTTTCAAAAGATTGCGGCCTGCATTCCAGCCACTGAAAGCCCTTGTCGGCGGAAATGGAAAAACGGATATCTTCTGCCCTAGGCGCAAGACTGTTTTTGATTTGATGTACGATTCTTATATCAGGGTTCTCTGTATCTCGCTCCACCTGCAGGACGCTTCGTGCTGCTGCCACAACATCAATGCTGCCAAGGCTGCGGTACAGCCCTTTGGAGCCTTCTTTTTTGTTGAGGTGGCCAATCAGAACGATGGCGCAGTCATAGCCCGCAGCCCACATTCCAAGGCGGCGCATAAGTTTCCGTGCCCTGCCTGCGATCTGCAAATCGGAATCACTGCCAAGATAAGCCTGAATCGGGTCGATCACGACCAAACGTGGCCGGAATTCAATGATTGCCTGACGGATGCGCTCATCGTCCAATGTGAGGCCGTTATAAACCTCTTCATTGATGAAAGCAATCTTCCTGCAGTCTGCCCCGCAGCGTTCCAATCGGGGCTTTATCGTATCCGAAACGCCATCCTCGGAGCACTGATAAATCACTTTTTGCGGCACGCCGATCTTACAGCCATCCGGGGTCTTACCTCCTGTTGAAAGTTCCGCAATCAGATTCATCATCAGGGTAGATTTTCCATCGCCGGGATCACCCTGTAGCAGTGTGATTTTCCCGATTGCAATAAAGGGATACCACAGCCACCGTACATCCGTTGACTGAACTTCGCTGTACAGCGTCAGTAATTGCTCCACGTTGTTCCTACCACCTTATTATTGCTATTTAATTTCATGCTTTTATTATACTCCTGTCAGGTGTTTTTTTCTGTGAACCAGCAGTTCACTTGTTGCTCAAAATGTGAACTGTTGGTTCACATTTTGGCCTCAGAAGCCATCTCCGCTAGAGGGAAAAAATAAGAATTCTGACTTCTATGCAAATTACCTCTTTGGTTCCTCTTGATTCATTTCTCCATAAGTCAAATAATTAAAGTATCTTATGCGGGCATTTGAAAGGAAAATCACTATATGTCCGTAAATCGTACTTCTTTAGGAAAACGAATCAGCTTCTACCGTTCAAAATCGAATCTGACGCAAGAAGTTCTTGCCGCAAAAGTCAACTGCAGTCGTGAATACATTGTCCAAATCGAAAATGGCACAAAGGTTCCAAGCCTTTCTGTTCTTGTCAAAATTGCCAACACGTTATCCGTTTCCGCGGATGAGCTTTTGCTCGACTGTCTTGAATATTCATCTTCCTCTGCAAACTCTGAAATTCATCGCTTGCTGTTGGACTGTAATGAAACTGAACAGACTGTCATTATCCGCATGGCAAAGGAGTTAAAGGCCATTCTTGTCAGCCTTGGAGTTTAACATTATTTCGCAGTAAAAAGCACAAAATAAAACGGCCCGCATAAGCTGCAGACGCACCCTCGAATTCTCCTGGGTGCTGTCTGTGGTTTACGCGAGCCTTCGATTTTTTGCTTCTGAAATTCTGTATTTACCTTAAATCAAGAAATCGCTGCACTTACTTTTCCTCATAACTGTTCAATGCATCCTCAAATGTAAAGCGAATTTTCACGCGTTCATCGTTGAAAACCTCAATGCGGTCAATAAAGGTTTCCACCACATTCTGTGATAAGTGCATCACATCGCCTGCTTCTTCTGCTGCACTTACGACAGTCTGCAAATTATCAGCATCTTTCCTTACTGGCAGGAAAATTTGGTCTTTCTCAGTACGCAGCATTTGAATCTGCTCCATCTTATCATCTTCCTGCACTCTGTAGGCATCTCTCTGCCGGATGAATTCTTCCTTGCTTATATTTCCGTTGGCATACTGCTCATACAGTGCAACGCGCTGTTTTACGATCTCTGCCTTTTCTTCACTCAGCTTTTCTTCCTGCCGTTCCAGTGCGGAAAAGCAGATCAACGCTTTGCGTTCCCGTTCGTGCAGGATTTTCAGTATATGCTCCGCCTGTTTTATCTGCGCTGTCAGCGCGTTTCGGACAATCTCTTCCAGCACTGCCTCAGAGATTGGGATTCGCTTGCAAGGGCTGTTCACCGCAGTGGCCGAAAATCTGCAGTTAAAAGATGGACCAAGTTGCTTGAGAACACGGTATTTCATCAGTTTCTGGCAGTAGCCGCAGTAGACCTTGCCTTTCAAGGGATACTGGTGTTTTGTGTAGTTCCCGGTCTGGTGCTTCCCATGCTGCAGCATGATGACCATTTGTGCCTGTTCAAATTCCTCCGGGGTCACAATGGCGGCATGGCTGTCCTCAATTCGTACCTGCTGTTCCAGCGGTGCGCGCAGGACCCGATGCTTGCACGGAACAGGCATAATGAATTTCGCGCCCACGTAGGTTCCCTTATACTTCTCATTTTTCAAAATATGGTAAACCGTTCCGCTGGTCCAGTGACTGCGCTGCAAGTCCCATGCTTTCTGCTCGCTGTACACATGATTTTCCGTCACATGATACGCTGCCGGGGTCGGAATCTGCTTTTCGTTCAGAATTTTGGCGATGGTGCCCGTCCTGTTGCCCTGCAATGCCAGTTCAAAGATCAGGCGCACATACTGGCTGGCTACCGGATCAAGGATCAGCTTATGGCAGTCATTCGGGTCCGGCAGAAATCCAAACGGGCGGTATCCTCCGAGATACATTCCTTTTTTCTGCATCACATGGTCTGCTGCTGCGATTTTAGCGGAGAGGTCCCGGCTGTAGGATGCATTGATGATGTTCTTAATAGCTACTTCCAGTCCACATACATCGTTTCTGATCTGCATTCCACTGTCGTAACCATCGTTGACGGAGATGAATCGAACGCCCAGCAATGGAAAAATGCGCTCCATATAATCGCCTGCTTCGATATAATCGCGGGCAAACCGGGAAAAGTCCTTTACGATAATTGTTTTCACCTTGCCATCCTGCGCGTCCTGAATCAGCCGCTGGAACGCCGGGCGGCTTGTAGAGGTGCCGGAGTAGCCATCGTCCACATACTCCTGACGCGGCTCTGTTGCCAGTTCGGGGCGGGCCATGATGTACCCCTCTACCAGTCCGCGTTGGCCCTGAATGCTGTTGCTTTCTGCCTTATCCGCACCCACATCTTCGTCCGCAAGGGAAAGTCTGTAGTAGGTTCCAATCATCTGCTGTTCACCGTCCTTCAAACGTATAGATCAATTCTGCCTTTACGATTTCTGCTGCACGATTTTCCAGATTTCTCATACGGCGTACCCACTCCATCTGATTTTCTTCTTTCAGTTTTTCCGATACGTGCTCCCGCCGGCTCAGCTGCTCGATCAAAACCTCATATCGTTCCACTGCCTGCTCTTCCACATTTGCTAAAACAGTATCCAGTTTTCCGCTCAGCAGCAAGCTCTGGTAATAGGCTGGTTTTCGCAGTTTCAGGTACGCCTTGTTGCAGCATCCCCCAGCGGCCAATCGGACGGGTCCGTGGCAGTTTCAAGGCTGGCAGATAATAATCGTCAACCAAAGCATATTCCATTCCTGTCCGGGCATCATAGATTTTTTCTTTCATTGTCTGTCCTCCTTTTTCGTTAGAACACAAATTCCGTGTAAGTATTTTTCTTGTGATCCACTTCAATTTTCTTTACATACTGCTGCAGATTATCTGCCGTTAAAAGAGCCTCTGTGTTGCCTGCGATTTGCTTTTTCTGCTGCAATTCTTCTTGAACAACGACCAGTTCTTTCTCGTTTTCAGCTTTTGTCTTTCTGAATGCCTCAATTTCATTCTCTGCATCCTGCTTCAATTCCAAGAACTTTTCTTTTGAAATTTTTCCAAGAACATACTGCTCGTAGCCGCTGCGCTTCTGCGATTCCAGACGAACGATGTTGCCTGACAGCTGTTCAATTTTACGGTTCAATGCCACTTTCTTTGTTTCAAGGTTGCTTTTTTTCGAATTCTTCTGTATCAGCTTTTTCAAGTTTTTATGTTTTTCTAACCGCTGGTGCAGTTCCTTATGGATGCCGTTCCATAGGTCTTTCTCGGAAATGGAAACATGGCAGAATTTACAGTAAAAATACAGCGAACCATCACTTTGCCAATGACAAACCAGCTTTTCGCCGCACTCTTTGCAAAATATTCTGCCTTTGAAAATGTTCGGATTGTTCTTTCTGCGCTGTCTGCACCACTTTTTTCGCTCTTCCTTGACTGCTTGCTCGGCTTCCCGTAATGCGGAAATTTCATCAAACAGTTCCCAGCTGATAATCGCCGGATGGCTGTCCGGCACCATCCGCCAGCTTTCCCGTGGATTCTGCCCGATTTTCCGATACGTTTCATCGTAGGCAATACGGTTGTAGACCATTGCTCCTGTGTAGATTGGATTTTCCAGCACCTTTGTCACGAAAACAGTCCGCCATGCTGGGTCCTTTACCCGCAAGGTGTTTTTCAGGTATCCCAGCTGACAGCGGCGTGTAAAAGGTGTCTGGATTCCCTGCGCAGACAGCTTCTTTGCAATCTCGCGCTCTTTCATGCCGGATTTCTTCCAGAGAAAAATCCGAACTACCACATCGCTGACTTCCTCATCCAGAACCAAATGATTCTTCTGATCCTTTTTGTAGCCAAATGGAACAGGGGTATAGATTTCTCCCCGTGCCTCTTTGGAACGAAAGCACGACTGAATCTTCTGGGACAGGTCTTTCGAGTACATCTCATTGATCATGCTCTTGATCGGCACCAGCATCCCATCCCGGCTCTGGCTGTTCAGGCTGTCATAATTATCATTGATGGCGATAAATCTTACGCCGAACAATGGAAACACCTGTTCCAGATACTGACCTGTTTCCACGAAATTACGACCCAGTCGGGAGAAGTCCTTTACCACAATGCAGTTAACTTTTCGATCCTGCAACGCCTTCAATAGCCGTTCAAATTCCGGGCGGTCAAAGTTCATCCCTGTGCACCGCTTGTCCGCAAACACATCCAGCAGCATCAGATCATCCCGGTGGTTGATATACTCTTTGATGTAAGAAATCTGCACTTCCAGCGATTCCGTATCACGAAGTACATCATCAAAATCGGACAGTCGTGCGTAAATTGCGGTTTTCCAGATACGGTGCGGTGCGTTCTCCGCTTCCCGCTGCGCCGCACTTACCTTCTTGCTTACTCTTGCCATAAGTCACAGCCTCCTTTTAAGCAGACACTTCACGCTGCCCCATCTGCTTTTGATGCAGTTCTTCCAGCAGGTCCGCAATTTCATCGTGGAAGCGGAATGTAATTTCCACCCGATTGCCCTCATAGACTTCGATTTTCTCAATCAGTTCAACGACCATCGGGCGGGTGATTTCTTCCAGTTTCCGATACTTGCGGTACACGTCCAGAAATGGATAAGCATTTGGAGCAGTCTGCAGATTTTGCCGTTCTGCTTCCAGTTCCTCAATTTTGCGGTCATACTCTTCAATTCGCTTGCTGTACAGTTCGTTGTAGTTCAGGAAATCCTCCCGTGTGAGGATTTCATCTGCATAATCCCCGTACAGTTTTTCCTTAATGCCCTGGGTGTGAACCTTTTCTGCAGTCAGCTGCCGAATCTGCCGTTCGATGCGCCGCACACGATAGGGTTCCTGTTGGGTCTGCCGGATGCTTTCTACAAACTCGGCTTCCTCCATCACGATCTGGATCTGCATCTGGAGCGCATTCCGCACGATGTTATAGAGTTTTTCATCCCGCAGGTTATGGCTCGTGCAGCTGCCTTTGTTCTGTTTGCTGCCGGAGCACTGATAATAGATGTACCGCTTACCTTTATAGCTGGCCGACCTGCGCACCAACCGACTGCCACAGTCCCCACAGTAGAGAAAGCCTGCAAACAAGGCCACCGTTTCGGCATCGTTCGGCCTACGGGTTTCGGTTTCCAGAATCCTCTGCACCAGTTCAAACTGTTCTGCCGGAACAATTGCTTCATGGGTATTGTCCACGATTGTCCAGTCCCGCATCGGCACATTCATTTTCTTTTTGGAACGATAATCCAGCCGCCGTGTCTTTCCCTGTACCAGTTTCCCGGTATAGACCTCATTGTGCAGGATGCGGTCCACTGCCTTGGCGGACCACGGCGGCTCATCGCTCTTGCGGAAGTGCAGGCTCAGCTTTGCACCGCTCTGCAGCTTTCGTACTGCTGGGGATGGGGCTTTTTCTGCATTCAAACGGTCTGCGATGCCCTGATTGCTCATGCCGCTGATCTTCCAGCGAAAAATGTTCTGCACTGTTTCCGCTGCCAGTTCGTCCACGATCAACTTCGTATGATTGGCAGGGTCCTTTTGGTATCCATAGGTTGCAAAGCTCCCCACAAAATCGCCGCGCTTGCGCTTGACCGCGAGCTGGCTCTTGACCTTGACGGAAATATCCCGGCAGTAGGCATCATTGAGCAGATTCCGCATCGGGACCATGATGGAATCACTGGTCTTCCACGCGGATTGACTGTCATAGTTGTCCGTCACTGCAATCAGCCGGACTCGCATGACGGGGAAAATCCGTTCCAGATAGCGTCCCACTTCAATGTAATTTCGACCGAAACGGGACAGATCTTTCACCAGAATGCAGTTGATAGTCCCCTGCTCCAGTTCCTGAAACAGCCTTTGGAACGCAGGCCGTTCAAAGTTCGAGCCAGAGTAGCCATCGTCCACAAACTCATCCACGATGCACAGTTCCGGGTGGTCTATGGCATAGGCTTCCAGTAGTGTGCGCTGGTTTGCAATACTGTCGCTCTCTGTCTTATCGCCATCCTCACGAGACAAGCGCAAGTACAAGGCTGTACGGTATCGGGTTGTATTTTGCTGTGTTCTCTTCTGCAAATTCATATCAGGGTATAACAAAAGCCTTCCACCTCCTTAACGAATCGGCAATACTGTTCGTCAGAGAAGCGAAAGGCTCCACATTTTTCTATGTAGAACAAGCCTGCCGAGCAATCTTTGCTCAGCTGGCACATTCCTATTTTCTTACCCGTAAACAGCTTACCAGAATCCTCATCCTTTGTCCATTGCTTTATCGCATTAAAGTGTGAAATTTTCTGTGTGTTTTTTCAGCAGCTTGCCGAAAGTTTCTCTGCCTTTTCAGCTGGCAAACTGAAAGCATCTGCCAACGCGCTCAGACAGTGTGCTGCTCCCTCTCGGTGCAAAATTCAGCTTCACAATGATTCCGTTGTCCAGATAACAATAAGGATTTCGGACCTTATCCAGCAGATTTTTCAGCCTTTCCTCCTGCGGCAATCCGTGTTCCACTGCATCCTGCGGCAGTTCCTGCAGTTCATGCTGTTCTATCGTGCGGATGTCCCGGTTCTTCATCTGGCGGATCTGCGCCAGCCAATTCATTGTGCCGTTTTCTTTCAATTACGTTCCTCCCATTCAGGCCAGAAGTGTTTTCAGTAAGTTCAATTTTGCCTGTCCTATGTCCTTTCTCATACTGGGACCTGTGCAGGCAATCGGTGTACACAGTTCCAGCAGACGGTCATAGATACGGGCGTGTGCGGTATCCTGCGGGTTCTTCAACTCCGTCAGGGTCAGGTTCGTGGTAACGATCAGCGGTTTCCGGCTGCGGTAGCGGCTGTCGATGATGTTGTAAATCTGCTCCAGCGCATATTCTGTGCCGCGCTCCATGCCAAAATCATCAATGACAAGCAGCGGATAGCCGCAGAGCCTGTCCACAACTTCATTTCGCCCGGCAAAGGTGCTGTTCAGCTCATTCATGATCCGGGCAAAATTCGTCATGCAGACTGCCACCTCCTGTTCCATCAGGGCATTGGCAATACAGCCCGCCATGAAACTTTTGCCTGTACCAACGCCGCCCCAGAGCAGCAGGCCCACATTCTTTTCTCGCATTTCCGGCCAATGGTTCACATACCGCTGTGCCAGCTGCATCTGTGGATTCTGCCTATTGTCGTTTTCAAACGTCCAATTCTGCATCGCCCAGTCGGTAAAGCCCTGCAGCTTCAGCCGCTGCACTTTCTCGTGATGCAGCCTTGCACGCTCTTCCTCCTCCTGCTTTTCCCTAGCCTCTTGTCTGCACTGGCATTCAGCCGGATGGCGGTCATGCCCAAACAGCTTTCTGCCGTTCGGGAAAAACGCTTCTTTTGGGGTATTGCAGCTGCCGCAGTACAGCAGCCCATCTTCTGCAACGTAATCCTGCAGTTCTGCAGAGATCGTCATAAGTCTGTCCATTGCTACATGGATTGTTTCCGTCATAAACTTTCCTCCTCATTGTAGGTATAGTCCGGGATACCTGTTCCCGGTTTCTGTTGTCTTTTCTTCCGTGCTGACCAGCTACGCAGGGTCGCCGCATGGTCTGCGTACTTCCTGCCTGTAGACTGCATATAGGCTGAAAGGTCTTCGATCAGAGTATCCAACTCTGCAATTTCCATTTCCAGTTCCGAATAATCTTCCAGAAAAACATTCCGATATCGCCCATACGCTTCTTTAGTTCTATTCAGTTGGTTCAATCTTAGGTTGTTCTTATTTATTTGGTTAGGTGTGCAGTTTTGCGCAACCGTAGTGCTCACTTTTGAGCAATCAGGCTTCTCATTTTTAACCATCTCGATTGCGCATTTCTGCGCAGTCTGGGGAACACCGAGAAATATCTGATTGGGCTTGGAAAAGCCACTGGACCGCCGTTCGATCAGCCGTGCGGCTTCCAGTTCCCGCAGGGCACGGGTGACACTGGAAATGCTACTCTGAAGATCTTCCGCCAGCCCTGCCAACGGATAGAGCACATATGCCCGGCCCTGCACATCCACCCAGCCGTTCTTCTGCGAAAGTGTCATGCGGTCCAGCAGCAAAACATACGTCAATCGTGCCGTATGGGAAAGGCTCATCTGCAGCAGAAATTTCGGATAAGGGAAATACGCGGGCAATGGGGTTTGTGCTTTGATGTACTCTTTACTCAAGCTTCCTCCTAATCGTTTTCAAAAGTCCCTGCCGGATGGGAAAGTCCTGCACGGGCTTACGCATCCGGCAGGGTTCCGGGGTGCGGGGTGGAAGACCCTGCTGATTACAGGCTCATATCGTAGCTGCGCTTCTTGCGTTTCGGTTGACGCTCTCGCTGTTCCTGTCGAGCCTGCTCCTGCCTTGCCTTTTCGCGGACTTTGGTCTCCCACTCGCGTTTCCATGCAAGGTCGGATTTCATCTCATTGGTTTTTCGGAAGATGCTGTACACATTGTCCGATGCAATTTCCAGACGCTTGGATTCTTCCCTCAGGGGAGCATATGCCTTTTTCCTCTCCGCGATTTCTTTGGCCAGTTCTTCTTTCCGCTTTTTCAGAGATTTCAGCGATGGCAGCTTTCCATCGTTTTCTTCCCGGAAGTATTTCACGGATTCTGCATAGGCATCCAATTCCTTGGAATGCTCTGCACGGAATTTTTTCTTGAGAATTGCTTTCGTAAATTGCTGCTGAACCTCTTTTGTAGAAAGGTACTGCCCCGCATAATGAATCTGTTCATTGGTTTTGTACAGTTCATCCTCTGCCTGTGATAGCCGTTCATACGCTGCCTGCGCATTGGCCTGCGCAGTTTTACACAGATTGTTCAGTTCTGTCAGGTCGTTGATATTGTTTTCCTGTACCCATACCAGCGTTTCGGCCATTCTCTGCAGATTACTGATTTTGACCTTTAGTGCATAGGCCAGATTTTCCTGTGCCTTGACATTCTCCTGCAGGTCCACAACGAGCCGTAGCCTGGTTCTGGTCGTAAAAATCAGTATGGGTTCTTCCTTGTACCGCAGATTCTTCTCGGCGTTCTGAACAAAGAATCCTTCCAGACATTCTCTTTTGCAGCTTTCTCCCAGAGAACGCTCCGATATGAACTTGTTCCGTTCCGGCGGCAGATAGCTATAACGCCCACGTTGGGTTTTGACGAAAATGTTGTATTCATCCTGCAGGATGTCTTGAAAATCTTCATACGAGATTGCTTTCTCACGAACAGCGGCAACGGCATCCCGGATAAGCTGCTTCTGTGTTTGAAACTTTGTCGGATTGGGCGTAAATCCTTCCGTTTCGATTTTCTGTTTTTTCTCATCCAGCCGCCGCTGTGCCCAATACTCCGCTTCGGTCACACCCGTTCTGGATGGTGACAGTAAATCGATCTGATGCAGAAATTCGCGGC